TCAAGAGTATTCCCACACAACCGAAAGGTGTGCAGGGATTAACTGCCCGATGATTTTTTCCCACTTATCGTTCTGGCCGTCCGGTGATTTTTTCACCTGTACCGTTACTTTTTTATCCGCTGTGTCCTCAAGTACGTTTGCATCAAAACCAAAAGCATCCAGCAGATTTTCAAGGCCGGCTTTTGTGCAGCTCCCCGGCGTTACAGATCCCACCGCATAAAGCACTTTACGGCGGCTGTCCGTTTCTCCAGTTGAAGACGCAATGCCGCTCGCGCTCTCTTTAAGCCAAAGCCCGTAATTGCTGGCAGTCGCTACGAAGCTTTCGGCCTTAAGCTTTTCCAAGGCGTCGCACATGGGTTCGAGCCCTGCAGCATATGCCTGGAGCTCAAAGTCCACGGCAGTATTCCCATCGAGCCTGTAAAGCCCTGTTTTCTGCAGGCAGCTTTTCATTTCATCATATACACCCATTTACGTCACCTGCACTGCCAAATTTCCAAGGACGGCGAGCTGGTTTGCAGCAACACTTTTCCCTACCGTGGAAAAACTGCAGTCGTCTATAAGTCCGGTTGCGAAAAGCTTTGCCGTTATGGCTGAAATAATTACCGGATTGCCGACTCTAAGGGCGTAAAAATAATCCTGTATCGCCGAATGGCAGTAGACTCCGACGGTAAACCTGCTCTGCCCTGCTTTTTCCTTTACTGAGCACGCAACATTTACAGGTACGGTCTCCGCCGCCTGAACCGTTACGTCCGTACAGATTTCCCGTGCAGCCCCGATCTTTTGCTGCACATCTTTTACTGCAGCATCGGGGACGACACACCCCTCCCCGCCGAGATACACCGCCACAGTGCCTGTTCCGCTTGCGCGCGGCACAACGTTTGCCGACTTCACCCCATCGCAGCTCTCTGCTGTTTGGCGGTACCACGCGGCATTCGCCCCGTTTGCGGGAGTGTTCCAGCAGTCCAGTAGCCGGACCTTCAGCGAATCGTCGCTCTCTGCATCCGTACCACCCGTAAACGGTGAACCGTTCGTCACAGTTTCTACAGAGGCCGGCGGGGTAACCATCGCGGTTACCGTTTCTGCGCTCGTGTTGCCGGTGCTACCCGGCGTCTGAGCCTTTGCCGGCACGTCTACTGTGAGCTCCCCCGCAGGAAGGATCGCCTCTTCAGCCGTGACGTACTTTTGCGCGTTTTCTCCTGATGAAGCGCATACGGTGCCTGTCGGTATATCCGTTGCGCACCATAGCGGCGTTTTCCTCCCAAAAGTCAGTGTCCCTCGTGCCGGAGCCGCGGGCTTCCGCTTAATGCCGCGCTCCATGGCACGCTCCTCAAGCTGCAAGCCCGTAGCATACTGCGCGAAAGTCTGCCGTTTAAGCCAGTCGGCAGCACAGCTTACAGAATATATTTCCCCTGCAAGGACTTTCATGCGGATTCCAATGTCTGAAGCATCGTCTGGCGTGTATCCGGCAAGCTGTGTGAACCTGTCCTCCATCCTTGCGAGTATCTGGCTGTAAGGCTCAACAAGGCTCGTGTAACTGTCAGCCACTGCACGTCACCTCAATTTTCTTGAGCGCACCATTAAAGCTCAGTTCCACCACGACTTTGTTCGGGGTGCCAGCTTTGAATTCTGCGCTTTTAACAACCATTCCGGGCATTGGGCGCAGCGCGTCCTGTGCAAGTGAAAGCGCAGTCGCATCCGGGTCAGGCTCTTTGCCCGTCAGCGTGCCAAGGCGGCTGCCGAGCGAGGCATCATAGCAAAACGAACCGGCAGGCACAGTAAGGCGTATGGCGGCGCGCTGAAAAATTTCATCCAAACCTTCAACAGAATAAGGCCGGCCGTTTGCCGCCATCGCCAAATCGCCGCCATTTATAGCCGTGTCCATTCAACTCTCCCCTTTCGGCTTAAATATCTGTCCGTTGATTTCGACCTCACCGTTGCTTTTAAGATAGATTTCGGCGCCGCCTGCCGAAAAGAGCATAAGCTCCCCCGGCTTAAGGCCCCTGTCCTGCGCAAGCGTGCCTATGCACGTGCTGCCCGCATTAGTAGAAACAATCACAGCCTGCGAGGCGTTAGGCGGCTGGTATGCTATGCCCCACGGGCCGGCGAATGGCAGCCCGCGGTACCTGTTGGCCCCCTGCGCCGAGCCGGAACCCGTAATCAATGCGGTGTCTGCGGCAGGCCGTTTTTTCTGCGATGCTATCATCTGCTGTGATATCCACATTTTTATTTCCTCCTAAGGCTGTAGCGTGTCCGGATTCCGTCAGCGCCCGCCGTGCAGTGTATGCCGGCGATTTTCAAATTGCCGAAACAGCCGAGCACGGGGTCGTTAAGCGCTGCCGCGTCCCCGATCCCTGCTTTTGGGCATTCGGGGCAGCACACATGGAGCACAAACGATTTTTTTATGCTGTTTTTAATTGCGGTCTGCTCATTCTGCGGCGAAAGGGCAAGGCAGCGCTTCCTCAAAATGCCCATACGGGCGGCTTCGCCGTCCTGCGCCGCAAGGCGGTAGCAGCCTGCGGCCCCGTCTGGTGCATAGATTTCCGTAATGCGGTCACAGTTGCGGTCAAGCCTCTCCGCACTGAAATATCTCGTCCCTTTAGAATTGTCAAACAGTATTCTGCCATTGCTTTTATCTCCGGAAGCGTCGAATATTGTGCCGCGCACGCGCGGCTCAGCATTAAGGAAAGTTGAGCAGAAAAGCGCCGCAGCCTGCCATTCGCTCATGCCTTTCGTTATGCAGAACTGGCCGCTGAAGATTGCGCTGCTTCCGCTGAATCCCGTAAAGCCGTACGGTTTCATGTGTTCCGAAAAGATTTCCGGAAGGCTCAGCGAATCGCATACGGAAGGCAGCGGCTCGCTGTCAAGCAGCAGCCCCGCAAGGCTGCGGCATTTCAGATTAAGTGTGCTGCCGCTGCCCGAAACCGTTTCATGCTGTATGTCCACCGTGCCATAAAACAGCATCTCACCATTTTCGCCGCATATTTTCAAATATGTAAGCGCACCGCAGCCATGTGTGAGCGGAAAAGCGCCGCAGAAACTATCGGCAGGCATATCCTCCGCGCTGTCGAATTCAGCCTTTAACGGCATCGGAAGGGAAATGCTGTTCCCAAACTCATCAGTTGCTTCATAAGTCACGGTATTGCCACCTCCATCCCTTCAAGCAGGCAATAAGGCCGCTCTATCTGCGGGTTTGCCATACGCAGCGAATCAACATCCGTGCCATACTTGTTTGCGACTTCCCACAGGTTTTCCCCGCCTGTGCACACATATTTCCGCGGCCCTGCCAAAGCTGTTTCTTTTGCTGCGTACGAAGGATCCTCAAGGAACGAAAATTCATATTCTATGCAGTTAGGCCGCGGCCTGCCTGTCATGGCAAGCGCTGCAAATACGGCATAGAACGGCACGCTCCCCGGCAAAAGCAGCATGCCGCTGCCACCTTCTGCAAATACAGACGAAAGCCGTGAAAACTGCTCCATGCAGCCAGTGCCTGTAAATTTCCCGCTGCCTGTTACTTTCCTCGGCGCCGAGCCGTTGTCCTGCACTGCCGCGTTCCCCTCAGGGATTTTGAATTCGGCAGTGTTGCGCATGCGCTCTACGCGTATCGTCTCCGGATTCACCGGCCATACATAATCTTTAAAGCTCATAGGCGTAATCTTCATGTGCCGTCATCCTCCGGCTCAAGGTCACGCGGTCTGCGCAGCCAGTCAAATTCGATATCTTCCGAAAGCGTCTCGGAATTTTCATTCATCAGGTGTCACCTCTTTCCCGGCGGCAAGCACCACGGCAGCCATAGGCCCCGTAAAATTCATGCCGCCCTGTGATTCAATGCTTTTCCAGCGGCAGCCCGTAAAGGCTGTTTTCTTTCCGCTTGTCCCAGCCACAACGCTGAAAGTGTCGGTCGAAAAAATATCCGCGCCGTTTTCCGGCACAATGCCCGTGAGCACCAGCTCCCAGTGCACGGTGCCTTCTTCAATTTCAGATGGGGTATTTCCGCCGTACGGCACGGAAACGCCTGTGTCCTGCACTGCTTTCGGCGTGCAGCCCGTTGCGCGCGCAATAATGGCGCCGCCGCGTTCGATATGCACCGCCATGATGTCCGGCGCAGGTTTCCGTGTAAGCACAGCGCGCACATAAAGTTCCTCCCCACTTATAATAACCGTCTTATACCGCTTCACGATGTAATCCGCTCCGTCATACGACGTAACTGTGCTCTCAGACGTCAGTTTGTGCGAAACCGGCCCTGTGTACAGGAAATCAGTGTCGTCGGGCGATGAAGTAAAATGTACCGGCCTTATCATTGCCTTGAATTTCTCGCCTTTGCATATGACCGTTTCGCCGTAGCGGCAAAGCATATTTTCGGCTTCACGCCTGCGCGTCATGTGGCAGCCCTCCCAAAAAAGAACCCGCTGTCAGAAAGATATCGTGCAGCCGCAGCGGCAGCCTCGCCCCAAAGCTTTCGCGCGGAAGAAACGCTTTTTGCAGCAGGCGTCACCTTAACGCCGTCAGCCTCAAATGAATCGGCGCCATTTGCTGACTGCATAAGAGTGTACCTGTAAAAGGCAAGCGCCGCGGCAGCCGAAACAAGCGGGTCCGAAGCCTCATCCCCGCAGCCGCTGCGCTCACGCCGCTCAATCTCGGCCGCGGCATTACCGCATACCTGCTGGCAGCTTTCGTCACCGCCTGCAAGCCCCGCAAGGGCGTTAAACCTGGAAAGCACCTGTGCGGCGTCAAGCTTAATCATGCGCCGTAAACCAGCACTTTCACGGCGCCGTCGAAAATTCTTGCAAATCCTGCTGTTACGCTCACTGCCGTACGCTCAAGCTGGCGGTCTATCAGACGGTCCGAGTCTGTCTGCACACCGCCGGCCTGTACCATTTCGAGCGCGCAGCTTTTGTCAAGCCCTATGATTTTCCCAGTTTTCATCTCCGGGTCATGCAGCAGGTTCGCCCCGAGCGGCGTGATGAGCTTGCCCGTGCCCTGAAAATTAAGCCCGGCTTCAGCGTCCTTAAATTCCGTAATGCTGAGTATGTCCTTAACTGCCGCTGTGGAAGCAAGCATTGTGTTGAGCTTATACGGCGCAAGGGCGCCCCACATTGCCACCATGTCCGAATATGACGGCATTTTCCCTCCCGCGGTGATTGTGCCTGCTGGCGATTTGCCGTCGTCGCCGTTAAGCAGTACGCCCACAGCATCCGAAAGCTGGGATCGCGCAATATATGCGCCTATCTGGCGCAGAGTTACCGAAAACAGGTCGAGCCTCTGGAAGCGTATCGCCTCATAGCTTGCAACGAGCATGCGCCCGCGTTTCCGGAGGTGCACAAGCTGGTCTTTCGTCCTTATTTCCGTCTGCGGCAGGAATGCGCCTTCGGCCGTGGGCTTAAGCAATTTTTCGTCCTGCGTTGGGGCAGACGTTATTGTCCGGTAGTCAAGCGAGTTTATGTTGGTAGTTGTTGCGACGAGCGAAGGCAGAAGGTTTTCCTGCTCCATGCCCTGCCTTACAGAGCGCGCAACATATTCCGGGAAAAGTGCGGCCGAATCGCCCGTCTGGAAAAACTTTTCAATGCGGTCCGAGCCCGGGCCGCCCGCATGGATATCGAAGCGCTTGAGCTGGCGCTGGTATGCGTCGAGGCCTTCAAGCGGCGTGCCCATGTAGTTTTCCGAATGGTCGAGGCTTTCAAGCACCTGTGTAAATGTTTTACCCGGCGTGCCATACATGCCTTTTTCAAGTTTCAGGGATTCATAAAGGGCCATATTTTTCTCCTCTCTGCGGGCAGAAACTTTTTTGCCCGCACGTGGTTTTTTATTTCTTCCTGCCGGCTGAGCATTGGCGTTAAAGCATAAATCCGCATGTCCCTGCCGCCGGGTCAACATCAACTACAAGGTGCTGCCGCCCTGACGATGAAACCTGCACTTTGCCGCCCCCTGCTGCAGAAAGCGCCTGCCAGCCGAGCGAAGGCGCAGTCCCGCTGTAAGGCATGCCTACGTAGCCGGCAAGCTGCACAGCAGCATATCCGCAGCGCGCATTAAGCGCAGCGCCGCAAAAATCGTCGCCCGCGTCACATGGCCCGACTGTGCCGTTTCCCGTGATTTTCACAGGCATGCCTGGCTCCACGCCGCCGCCTGCGGCAAATGTAGCGGCATTTTCCCCGAATCCGTTAAAAGAAAGTTCCATGCTTAAAATCCCCCTTTAAATTCTGAACGGCGCGTTGCCGTCCTGTTTTGCAGGTTTATGGCTTCCCGCCAGTTGTGGGCAGAGCGGCACCTTTTTCTCCGCCTGCCTGCGGAGCGAAACGCCCCAGCTTTTAAGATCCTGCACGCTCAGCGCATCAGCTGTGCGTGCAAGGCTTTCGGCTGGAATATCCGGATGGTCAAGCGTGCCGAAGCGCATAAATTCTTTTTTAAGCGCGCTGCGGTACTCACGGCCGTTTGCGGCCTCCTGCTCAAGCTCGTCAAACTTTCTCACAATGGCATCAGACTGCGCTGGCGTCAGCACTGCCTCGCCTTTAGTTTCGCGCAGGAATTTCACCATCTGCCGGGCGTCCGTTATGCGGCAGCTCTTCGTCACGCCCGCTGCCCTCTGCGCAGGTACTGCTACAAACGACCACTCATAGGCGTCGCACGGGTCATCGAGCACGGCGCAGCATATATCACCGCCGTAAATTTTTCCGCGCTTATGGCTGCAGCCGCCATTCCTCAGGTCGGCTCCGCATATGCTGCATGTTACGCTGCGCACGGCGCACCCTACGCTCACTTCTTTTTTAATGCCGGACTCAATGTCGGTGATAAAGTCGCCGTTCGCTTCCGTGCGCGGCAGGTATGCATGAGCGACAAGCCGCGTGTATGGTTCGCCGCATGAAGTTAAATGCGCGCTATCCTGCTCAACATGGCAGTCGTAAATCCTTGCGGCCTGGTTTTTTGCCTGAGGGTCATGGTCAAAGATCCCCGTTTTACCGAGGAACAACCCCGCAAGCTTATTTATGGCACTCAATGTGAAGCGCTCCCCGTCTCGGTCAATTTCATTGTCACACAGCACGACGGGAAAAACATAAAGCTCATCAGCGCCGAAGTTCCTGCGTGTGTAGCGGTTTATTTTTTTCAGCGCTTCGGCGTCAGGCGTGCTGCCGCCTTTTGTTTTTATGCCCGTTCCGCCGCCCTTGCAGATAAATAAAGAGTTAATGGCAAATTTCCCCTTTCACTAAGGGCCGCCACAAGGCCCCTATAAACTTTTAACAAAAATTCACTCATTCAGCGCCGGAGCGAAGCAGGCTTTGCCTTGGATTCAATCTGCGCGGCCCTGGCATTCTGGTAGCGTGCGGAGGCAAGGTCCACGGTGTCCTGAAGCGATATGTCATCCCACTCTATGGTAAGGTCTTCCGGCGTACCGTTAAGGCTCAGCCACATGGCGCATATCCTTTCTATTATGGGATTCAGTATCCGCCGGTAAAACTCGAGTTCGCTCGTCAGGATATCGGCCTGCTGGCTCGACATGCGTTCGGTCGAAGACCACGTAAGGCCCAGAAGGAACGGCGGTATGCCGAGCTTCGCGACTATCTGCTCAAGCATCTGGCGCACAGGGACTTCGCTGTCTGGAATCTGGCAGTCCGCGCCAACAGTCTTAATGCTAACGTCGCCGACCGAAATAAAGTCGCTGACCTCGTTTCCGCGCATGGCGCGTCCCCATTCCCCCGCAATCTCTTCGGCACGCTCCCTGGCATACGCCTGATCCATTGCATCGGAGGAAGGTTTGTAAGTTACGGCAAACCGCACGCTGCCGAGCCGCTGCCAGTTTGTGCCTATCGCATGGTAAATCTGGAGAAGAATATTCGAGACAAACGGCAGGCCGCGCAGTATGGAAATGCCGAGCGCACTGCCTGACGGCGGGTTTAACGCCGAACAGAAAACGAGCTGCGGGTACTTCACCGGCACTGAAACGCCGTTTTCGCGCCTTAAGACCTGTATATCGAGCGGAGTCACCTCCTTTAGTTCCACGTCGTCAAGCGAAGCATTGTAAAGCGCCGCAAACCTGCCATTTTGCACTACCATCTCGCCGGCTGCATTGCCGTAAGTGAGCAGGTCTGAAAGGTAGCAGTTGAGGAACGTCTGCACGCCTGCCCCTGCGGCGCCTACGGGCACATTCTGTAAAAAGCCGTTAAGCTCCTCCTGTGTCACTTTGTTTTTGCAGGTGACCTGAAACGAGCCCACAAGGCGCAGTATCTTGTCTATGGCGGCGTCTATTATGGGAATATTTTCGCGCAGGGCCAAGTAGAGCCTGCGCTCCCCTGCCGAAAGTGGCACCGGATTTCCGCCCGCATAAAACGGGTTTTCATGCGCGGCTGTCTGTACAGAAGCGACCGGGGCTTTCCCCGTGCGCTTTTTTCTTTTTTTCAGCAGAATCCTGCTCACCCCTTTCCGCGCGGCGCGGCAACAGCGAAAAACCCGTCAGGCGGGTAAAGCACAGTCGTCACGAAATATCGGATATCGTCCATGGAATGGTCGTTCTCCTTTACCGGCGTGTCGTCAGCCCTGCCCTCGTCCCAGCGGTAAAGGCCAAACTCACGCACCGCGTCGCGGCAGCAGCCGCATATCCTGATTTTTCCCTCGCGCAGCGCCACGGCTGTCCGGCGTATGCCGTAGGTTACATTGTTGCGCGCCCTGCGCACGCGGTACTTCCCGTGGCGGCGTATCGTCTCGATGAAGCTTGCGGCCGACGGGTCGACGGCAATGCAAGATATTTTTCTTCCTGCGCAAAGGTGCTCGAGCGCGGCATAATGCTCCTCGTCGGTCCTCTGCGAACCTTCGCGGCGGGAATCATAGTAATACTCGTCTATCCTGTACCACGTGCCGCCGAGCCTGCCCCAAAGCCCTACCGAGCACGGATTCACCGTGCCGTAGTCGCACGAGGCAGCATACTCCTCCATGCGCCCTTCCGGCACAGGGCAGAACATCGAACCCGCCATGAACGGGTAGACAAGCCCTTCCGCCGCCACCCACCTGCCGAGTATAAAGCGCTCATAGAAAACGCCCGAGTAAAGCCTGTGGTAGCGGCGCAGCATATGCCTGCCGAGTGACGGGTTGTCGTCCATCGTGAAATGGAGGTAAAACGCATTTTTTTCTCCCGCCTTTTTAATCCACTCACGGTAGAACCAGTGCTGCGGCCCTTCAGGGTTGCAGTTGAACCAGAACTTTGAGCCCTCCACGCTGCAGCGGGCAAGTGCCTGCTCAACAAACGAGCGCGGCATGAGCGCCACCTCGTCGAAAAACGCGCCGGCAAGCGTTATGCCCTGTATAAGTGCGGCCGAGCTTTCGTCGCGCCCGCCGAAAAGGTAGAAGCGGTTGTAGTTTTTGCCGTAGCCTATTTCCAGCAGGTTCTCACCAACTTTAAACCTGCACGAAAAGCCCGACTCGGCAAGCACCGGCAGCAGTGTGGTAACGAGGTTGCGCTTAAGCGAGCGTATCGTCTTGCCACACAGCGCGAAAGAGCGGCCGCGGAAACAGCCGCAAGCCCATGCGACAAACGATATGCCGAGGCAGAGCGTTTTTCCGCTGCGGACTGCGCCGTCGCATATAATCGAGTCACGGCACGCGTAAGGGCTGCCGGGGCACCACCAGTTGAGCGCTTTGAGCTGCTTTGCCGAGAACGGCTTAAGCTCCATCGCTTTCCGCCTCCCCGCTTGTGCTGACACTTTCAATCAGCGCGCGGTAAAGTGGTGACTGCTCCGCTCCGCTTTCTTCCATTTTTTTAAGGCACTCAAGAGCTTTCATGCGGTCATAGAACTTGATTTCCAGCCCGTCTTTTGTCTGCTTAAGCTCAGCGACGCTGTAAAGGTCGAGCTTTCTGAGCTCGGACGGGTCAAGCCCGTTGCGGAACATAAGCCGCACCGCATCGTTCACTTTGCCATAGGCGAGCTTCTCGTAGCCGCTCTTTACGTCGGACGGCCCTTTTTTCTTAGCCAT